CGGGGATCTTCGAGTGGGCGCTGGTGGGCTTGCACCGCCTCTGGCAGCAGGGGCGCTTCACCATGTGCCGCGAGACCCTCGACCTGCTCACCGATTACCGGCGCCTGAACAACCCCGTGCTGGCGTTCGTCGAGGACGAGTGCCAGCTGGGCGAGGAGTACACGGCCGCCAAGGACGACGTGTACAAGGGTTTCCGGAATTACTGTTCGACCAACGGATACAGCCCGCTGAACAAGGAGAATTTTTTCCGGGAGCTGTACGCCGCGGTGGCCCACCTGCGCCAGTTCCGGCCGCGGGTGGACGGCCGGCGCGAGACCTACGTGCGGGGTCTCGGGCTTGTGTTCCTTGACAATCCGGGCGCTTAGCGCGCCCTGGCGGTTGGTTGCCCCTGCGCCCCCGGCCCCCCTTTTGGGTCAGGGCGCCGCGCAAGCGGTCAGGGGTGGTCAGGGTGCGGTCAGGGTGAAAGCGCTCCGCCCTGACCACCTAAAGCAGCGGCCAGACAAGATATTCTTGGGGTGGTCAGGGTGGTCAGGGCAAAAGTCAGGTTATCGCACGTATACGCGCGCATGCGCGCGCGCGTTGGGTTGGAGATTCTGACAATGTTTTCTTATATGTTTCATTTCACCCTGACCACCCTGACCAGTAAAAGAAAAATGAATGATACCTATTGGTTTCGTGGTCAGGGTGAAAAGGTTTTGCCCTGACCGCACCCTGACCACCCTGACCACATCAATGATATCGGTGGGTTATGGAAACGATCGATATCCTCAAGGCCAAGTATGGAGAGCAAGCCACTGGCGCTCCCGAGGCGGAACCAAAGACGAGCACGTCGGCCCTGGAGACCATGGCAGAGCAACCGCCGAGCACCTGGCGCCAGAGCGCGGCGGTGGTGGCCTTGAGCGACTTCCTCAAGCCGCGGCCCTGGGTGCGCCTGGTCGAGTACGCTGACGCGTCCGATCAAGTGGACGGATACGGCCTGCGCTTTGAGCCTGGGATCAGCCCGAGGGATGCCGAGCGATGGACAGACGCTCACCAAGCCATGGCCCTGTTGGCCGATGCGATGGAGGACATCGAGCACCTGCGCCGCATCGGCCGCCTGCCGCTGCCCCGCGTCGAGTCCCCGCACCCAGTCGGCCCGCCAGCCGTCGCGGGTCCTTCCCAGGATCGTGGGAACTCAGGGGTCCACAAGGCGCTTTAGGTGTGCCCGGGTGAATTTTGAAAATGGAATGGAAAATGGAAAATTAGTGTTATTTTAATAGATTGCGCTTTCGGTGAGACAGTTTTTATTTTGTGAGACAGTTTTTGGCAGAACGCGCGAGGAGGATAGCGTGAGACTGGATCAGATCCACCCCAACCCCAACAACCCGCGCAAGATCACCTCGGTGGCCCTGGAGCGCCTCAAGGCATCGATCCGGCGCGACCCCGAGTTCATGCGCCTGCGCCCCATCGTGGTGGACGCTGACGGCACGATCCTGGGCGGCAACCAGCGCCACGCGGCCATCGCCGCCCTGGGTATGACCGAGATCCCCGACGACTGGGTGCGCCGCGCCGACGACCTCACCGACGAGCAGCGCCGGCGCTTCGTCATCGTGGACAACGGCCCCGATGGTATGAGCGGCGAGTGGGACCTGGAGCTGCTGGCGGCCGACTGGGGCGACGTGGAGCTGGAGGAGCTGGGGCTGGAGGTGCCGGAGCTGGAGGAGATCCGCGACGGCGAGACCGACCCGGACGAGACCCCTGATCCGCCGGAGGAGCCGGTGAGCAAGCCGGGCGACATTTGGGTGCTCGGGGATCACCGGCTGATGTGCGGGGACGCATCGGACGAGCAGTCTGTTTGTCTTTTATTGGCGGGCAGCAAGCCAGAAATGATGGTCACGGATCCGCCATATGGTGTCCAGTATGATGCAAGCTGGAGATGTGATGGATCAATTTTGCGAAACAAAAAAGGCTCAGCGGCAACGGGCAGAGTAGTAAACGACCACCGGGCATCATGGGCTTCGGTTTTTGCACGGTTTCCTGGTGACATCGCCTACGTTTGGCACGCCTCAACACACACAGCCGAGGTGCATGCGGCCATCGTTGTTTGTGGGTTTGAGGTTCGCGCGCAGATTATTTGGGCTAAAAACAACTTTCCAATATCGAGGGGCCACTATCACCGAAGACACGAGCCGTGTTTCTACGCAGTACGTAAGGGGGGGGGTGCCGCATGGAAGGGTGGCCGGAAGCAGTCGACGCTTTGGGCGGACATTGTTGATGCGTTTGCTTCACAAAAAAAACACGATCCTTTTTTTGCAGCGAGAGTTGATGAACAAACAATTTACGCAATCGACGGACGCCTGACAACCGTATGGGAAATCCCAAAACCACAAAAAAGCGAGACAGGCCATAGTACTCAAAAACCAGTGGAGTGTATGGCGCGACCGATAAAAAACCACGACGTAGAGTATATTTATGAGCCCTTCTCAGGATCCGGCACTACGATCATCGCCTGCGAGCAGCTCGGCCGCAAGTGCCGTGCGATGGAGATCGAGCCCCGCTACGTTGACGTCGCTGTGCGTCGCTGGGAGAAGTTCACCGGCAAGACGGCGGAGCTGGAGCGCAAATAGTGGATAAATCCCGCATCGAAAAAATCATCGAGCGGTGCACCCCGGACGAGAAGATCCGGGTCACGGCCTATTACAACGCCACCATCGAGAAGCTGCGCGAGTACCAGGCGGACAAGTCGGCCGGCGCGCTGCGGGACCTTGAGGCGGCCGACGCGGCCCTGGCCCGCCTGGTGGGCGAGATCGAATCCCGCCTCTACCCCGCCGAGCCCCCCCTGAAAAACCTCACCGCCGCCGTCCAGCACTTGCAGGAGCAGGGCTGGAAAATAAAAAAATCCAAGGTCTACGCCGACGCCAAGGCGGGGCGGCTGCGGGTGCAGGCGGACCGATCGGTGCTGCGGGCGGACCTGGACAGCTATGTGCTGCGGGCCGGGCTGGAGCGGGTGGGGGTGGCGGAGAACAGCGGCAAGATCGAGGCGGGGCAGGCTGCTCGGGTTGAGCTGGAGAACGAGAAGCTGCGCCGCCAGGTGGAGAAGCTGACCTGGGAGCTGGACCGGGACCGGGGCAAGTACCTGCTCAAGGAGGATGTGCGCACCGAGCAGGCGCTGAAGATCGCATCGCTTGACGCCGGCGCCAAGCACTGGATCCGGACCAACGCCGCGGACTTGATCCACGCCGTGGGTGGTGCGGCGAACAAGGAGCGCGTTTTGATCAATCTTTTCGAGGCGCGGTGGGACGAGCTACTCGACGAGATGGGACGCATGGAGGAGCTGCGGTTGGAGATTGGCAAGGCGAGGGATGAGGGCGGAAACCTGAAACCTGAAGAAACATCAAAAGAGATGACGCCGGCATGATCCCCCAACCCCTCCGCATAAACCCCGCCTGGCTACCGGCGGGTGTGGATCTGCCGCGGCGGCCGGTGGTGCGTTTCTCCGGTCCGGAGCGGCGGGTGATGCGCAAGAAGCGGCCCGTGCCGTGCTCCGAGTGGGCGGAGCGGCACCGCGTGGTGCCCTCGGATTCCGCCGTGCCGGGCACCTGGAAGAACGCCACCACGCCTTACCTGGCCGGCATCATGGACGCGAGCTGGTTCGAGTCGGTGCAGCAGATCTCCATCTGCGCGCCTCCCCAGACGGGCAAAAGCGACTGCGTCAACAACTGCATCGGATACGCCGCTGACCGCCGGCCCGGCAATGTGCTGGCGGTATATCCGGACGAGATGACGGCCCGGGAGAACAACCGGGACCGGATTATGCCTATGTTCCGGGATTCATCTCGGCTGCGCGGCTATCTGACGGGCGCCGAGGACGACATGGCCTCGCTGCGGATCCGGCTGCAGCACATGAAGGTCTACATGGCGTGGGCCAACAGCGCGGCGCGCCTGGGCAACAAGCCCCTGCCCTACGTGGTGTGCGACGAGGTGGACAAGTACCCCGCCACCGCCGGGAAAAAAGAGGCGGCGCCCATAGATCTGGCGAAGAAGCGGACGCGCACGTTCTCCCACATGCGCAAAATTTGGCTCACCAGTACCCCCACGGTTGAGGACGGCCCGATTTGGCAGGCCCTGGAGACCGAGGCCGACGTGGTGTTCGTCTATTGGGTGCGCTGCCCGGACTGCGGCGCGGCACAGCAGATGGTTTTCAAGCAGATCCGGTGGGACGGGGGCGGCGAGGCGGACCCGCGCGAGATCGAGAACAAGCGGCGGGCATGGTATGAGTGCGAGCGCTGCAGCAGCCGATGGGACGACGCCCGCCGCAACGCCGCGGTGCGCTCGGGCGAGTGGCGCGACCGGGAGAAGGGGATCGCCCTCGGCACCTATTTGCAGGCGTATCGGCCGCGGCATATCGGCTTCCATCTGCGCGCCTACGTGTCACCTTTCGTCAGCCTCAGCGAGTCGGCGGCGGCATTCCTGTGGGGGCTGCGCGACAAGACCAAGCTCAAGGATTTCCAGAACGCCCACGAGGCGGAGCCGTGGCGCGTGTATGAGCAGGCGCGAGACGAGTCGCGCATCCTGGAGCTGCGCGACGGGCGGCCGTCCGGACGGGTGCCGGGCGGCGGGGTCATCGCCGGGCTTACCGCCGGCGTGGACACCCAGGACGACGGGTACTGGTTCGCCGTGGTGGCATGGCCCTGGGCCGGCAAGGACCTGATAAAGGAGGGATACGTGGTGCGCATGGGCTTCTTGGCGGACGCCGGCGGTCTAGCGCGGGTGTTGTGGGATGATGCCTATCTCGATCCGGAGGGGATGCGCTATGTGCCGGTGTTGACGGTGCAGGACAGCGCCGGCCACCGGACCAGCGAGGTGTACCAGTTCTGTCGCAAACATCCCGGCAAGATCGTGCCCAGCATCGGACGCGATACCATGGCCCAGCCTTATACATGGGGCAATGTAGAGTATTGGCCGGGTACCAAGAAACCCATCCCCGGGGGGCTGAAGTTGCTCAACATCAACACCAAGTTTTTCAAGGATGACCTGGCCCGGCGCCTGGAGATCCTGCCGGGAGATCCGGGAGGCATCCGCTTCCCGGGCCCGGCGCCCGGATCGAGCCTGCCCGCCGACGCCCCCGTGGACGGCCTAACGCTCGACCTGGCCAGGCATTTCACCTCGGAGTACATCGACGAGCGGGGCCTGTGGGCGTGCCCGTCACACAAGCCGAATCACTTGTGGGACTGCCTGGTGGCAGCCTCGTGCGCCTACGAGGTGGTGGGGATGCGGCATTGGGCGCCGCCGGAGACGAAAGCGCCGCCGGCGGACGAGCGGCGCAAGGATCCGCGCCGGTGGGTGGATCCGCCGAAAAGGAGGTGGGTGTAATGAGCGACCTCCTATCGTCCCTGGACGAAATCTGCGGGCATCTGAAGATTCAGGACAAGGCGCTGCGGTCCCTGCTCAAGCTGGGGTTGCCGGTGCGGGTGATAAACGGGCGCTACTATGCTCACGCCGGCGTGCTGGATGACTGGCTGCGGTGGTTCCTCAACCCGCACGTGTCCAAGGGGCCGGTGGAGATCAACATGGCCGATGGGGATTTCACGCGGTTCTGCCCGCCTGGACACCAGTGACCCCATCGATCGACCAAGCTCACCGGACCGCGCCAATGAGCTTGGATTGAAAACCCGGCGTTTCTCGCGGTCCGGTGGAGCGCCTTGTTAGCTGCTGCTTTTGGTGATTTATGAAAACGATGCTTGGACGAGAATATTTTGAGCTTTGGGAGTGTGGCCTTTGTGGTGCGCGGCACAACGAGAAAGGTAAGCACTCCTTTTCTCTGGCTGTGGAGATACCGCCGATGGAGGACGACGGCTGCGGGTATTCTTGCCCACTGCTCAGAAGCGACGACGACGGCGAATACTGCCGCAATGGACTGGAGTTGCCAGCCGATACCAACGGCGAAAAGGTAATAAAATGCAGACCTGGGCCAGGGTGCCCGCGCTGGGAGGTGAAACCATGCAGGAAATCAAGTTCTGGTGTTATTTCGTACTGGCGAGAATGCGCGGAATCGGAAGGGCATACAACGCTATGCCAAAGGGAGAATCGGTGAGTACCGGGATTCACAATGTTGCAGAGGTGCGGATTATGTTTTTTCGGCATGGTTGGATTCCGTATTGTCTGACTGGCCGGGGCGGTTCGTTCTTGTGCAGCTAACGCCTTGGCATAAGGCGCGGGCCACGGATTTGGAGGTTTAACGCGGCGTTTATTCCCGTCGCGCTTAATGCCCTTGTTGGGCTTTTATTTAACATGGATGGTGATTATGAGCATGATAGGAGTAATGAGAGCGGCGGCTAATTTAGATGGTACCGACGATTCCGAAAAAACATTAGTCCGCGAAGTGGAAAAACTTATGAAGCAGACGGCGGCAGAAACATGGGGCCACGCTGTTTACGGCACTGAAGACAAAAACAATGACCCTCCGCCGAGAGAAATGCCGGATAATGTGTGGGGCGTAATTTTGGCGAATGTAATTGTTTCCGATTAATCAGCCCAACATAGTGATAGACAGAAAACATATCTGCATATCACCAATTTTGGAGGGGGTATGGCCTTTGTAAAATGGTTAAAGTGGTTGTTGTGGGATACTCTCCGGTGTACCCATGATCCCGGCCCGTGGAGAATGAGAGAGTGCGGAATGGGTAAAGTTCAATATTGCACAAAGTGCGGCAAGTGCATCGGGCTTATTTAGAAGCCCAACGTTGGAGGTAACCCGCGTGAATGAAGCGCAGCGAAGTGAACGTCGGGTTGACCGACTTGTTATGCCGGTTTTCGATTCGATTTGGAGAAAGTCGTGTTCTGTGCGCAAGTGTTCGATTGCCGACGTTGACTCATTTATTGCAGCGCACTACTTGGCAAAGCGCCCTGCGATTGTGCTGCTATGCCTTGTGGCTTAACGGGACGGAGAACCGATAGGCTGCATCGTGTATTCCGCACCGCCGAGGGAGGCCGACAAACGATATGGCGGCAAAGTGTGGGAACTTGCAAGGCTGTACCTGCTTGACGAGATACCGCGCAACGCTGAGACGTGGCTGATAGGACAGAGCGTGCGGTTTATCAAGCGGCACCATAAAGATGTAAAACATCTGGTGAGTTACGCCGACCCATCCGCCGGGCACGCTGGGACGATATATAAAGCGGCGAACTGGCGGCCTGACGGAAAAACTGACGACGATAGGAAGACGCCGCGATGCGATTACTACGACGAGCGAACCGGCAAGAAGTATGGCAGGCGCGGGAACATGCCGCCCGATGCTGTGGTGGTGAGAAAGCCACGAGTTTCAAAATGGCGCTTCACGCTGGCACTGTGAGGCATAACATTTTGTTGACCTTGCCGATAACAAGGACGCAATATAACGCAATCAGCACGCAATTCAGCGCAATTCGGATCTTGGCCGTAATCAAGGTGTCAACCCACTTTTCCACATACTTTCCACCGTTTTTTTCCCGTTTGAACCGATAGAGCACTACCTTTCCGATTTCTCATAAAACCCCATGATATGGTGTAGGCACTTCAAACAGACCACCATATCACGGGGTTTTGTATGTCCAAGCAAAAGCGAGGAGCGGGCCATGTGACGGACCGTATGGCGCGGCGGGCGCCGCGGCGGGCGATCACCTGTCCGGCGTGCGGATTGCCGGAGGCGGTCTGCACTCACCGGGCCCATGACGACGCGGAGCGCTACTATCGTTGCCGGGTGTGCGGGCACCGGTGGGCCTTGCAATGGACAGTTACGGCTCCCGTTGCGGCATCGCGGCGGGAAGCCGCTCCCGCATCACAAGCACTTGCTCCAGACGCCCAAGGCGGTGAGCGATGACGGCCTTCACCACATGGGCGGATCTGCGCAGCGCCGTCAAGGACGCCTTGGCCGACTGGGCCGCCGGCAAGCCGCTGGTCAAGGAGTTCTCCCACGGTGAGCGGACCTTCAAATTTTCCAGCCCCGAGGAGCTGATGCGATTCTACCAGCGCACCTACCAGCTTGAGGCCCTGGATTCCCAGGGGGACCGGAGCACCAGCGTGATCTACGGCCGCGCGCGGAGGTTCCGATGAACTGGCTTGAGCTGGCCATCGCCCGCATTTCGCCTCGCTGGGGCCTGCGCCGCGAGATCCACCGCCGGCAGCTTGACCTGCTGCGTGGCGGGGCCCGCCGCCGGCGCACATTCGAGGCGGTGGCCGGCGGCCGCATGCGCAAGGACATGGGCCGCACCGGGTCTTCCGCCGACCAGGCCATCTCCGGGGACATCGCCGCCCTGCGCGAGCATGTGCGCTACCAGGAGTACCAGTCCGGGCTATTCGCCGGGCCGATCCGGCGCATCGTCAACAACACGGTGGGCCGCGGTATCATCCTGCGGCCGACGGTGAGCGCCACCGACGACCTGGCCGTCTACCAGTCCGGGCCCAAGATCACCGACGCCGAGGCGGACCGCTGGAACCGCCTGGCGGTGCGCGTGTGGCGGCGCTGGTGCAAGCAGGCGGACATGCGCCTGATCAACAGCTTCTACGGCATCCAGCGCCTGGCCCTGGGGGCCATGATCCGCGACGGCGAGGTGCTGCTGGTTGGCCGCACCTCCCAGCGCCGGGACCGGATGCTGCCCTTCTGCGTTGAGATCCTGGAGGCAGACCGCCTCTGCACGCCGCTCTCCGAGACCGGCAACCCGCGCATCCGCCACGGCATCGAGTACGACGAGGAGGGGGTCCCCAAGTATTACTACATCCTGCGCCAGCACCCGGGCGAGAGCTACGCCACCGCGCTGCAGCGGGACAACTTCGACCAGGTGCCGGCATTTTTTTCCAACAGCACCCGCAAGGTGCTGCACCTGTTCGACCCGGTGCGGCCCGAGCAGACCCGCGGTTACTCGGTGTTCGCCCCCGGCCTGCTCGATGCCCAGGACCTGGACCGCTACCGCGAGGCGGAGAAGTACGCCGCCATCATGGCCGCCAGCTACGTGGCGGCGGTGGAGGTGGAGAACCCGCAGCAGTTCGCCGGCGCCTTCGGACAAACCGCCGGCACGGACGTGGGCGCCGACGGCGAGGATTACACCCGCCGCGAGTTCGACTTCGCCCCCGGGGCCACCTTCGTGGGGCGTCCCGGCGAGAAGTTCAAGTTCAACGACCCGTCACGGCCCGCCGGCGCCTTCGCCGAGTACAGCTACGACCTGCTCCAGGGACCGGCCAATGCCCTGGACATGCCGCCCGAGGTGCTGGCCCAGCGCTGGAGCGGTCTCAACTATAGCAACGCGCGCACCATCCTGATGCAGTTCTACGCCAGCTGCTGGATCCGTCAGGGCTATCTGATCAACCACCTCTGCGGGCCGGTGTACGCCAACCTGGTGGCCTCGGCCGTGGCCGCCGGCCTGCTGCCGGGCACCCATTACGGGCGGCGTACCCATGAGCTGTTGTCCGCCACATGGGTACCGATGGTCTACCGCCGCTGGATCGATCCGGCCAAGGAGAGCGGCGGGCGCGAGACCGACCTGCGCACCAACGTGGAGACCCTGACGGAGACCATCACCGAGCTGGGCCGCGACCCGGACGAACACCTGGAACAGCGGGCGCGCGAGCTGAAGCGTATGCGGGAGCTGGAGAAGAAGTACGGCGTGACCTTTCCAGGCCTCGGCAGCGCGCCGGCCGCCGCGGCCGACAACGACGACGGAGACGAAGATGGAGAAGAAGGCACCCCAAGATCTGTTCTATCGATCGTGCGCCCTTGACCGGGCCCAGCTCGACGAGGAGAGCCGCAGCGTCAAGCTCAGCTTCTCCTCCGAGACGCCGGTGACCCGCTGGATGGGCGATGAGTATCTGCTGCACGGCAAGAAGAACGTCGACCTGTCGCGCCTGACCAACATCGGCGCTGCCCTCTACGGTCACAACGCCTACGACATGGACAACATCGTCGGGGCGGTGGTCTCGGCGTGCATCGACGAGAAGGCCCGCCGTGGCGAGGCCACCATCGCCTTCGACGACGACGAGATCGGCAACAAGGCCATGGGCAAAGTCAAAAGCGGCAGCCTGCGCGGGGTGTCCGTCGGCTACGCCATCCACGAGGCCGTGCGGGTGGAGGAGGGCGAGAAGTGGCAGGACCCGGAGACCAAGCGCGAGTACGCCGGACCGGCTCTCATCGCCACGCGCTGGGAGCCCTACGAGATCTCTTTGACCCCGATTCCCGCGGACCCGTCCGTGGGCGTCGGTCGCGCCGCTCGAACCCTCGACGGCATACGCATCATCAACAGTCAGACACAAGGAGAAACGGACATGACCCCTGAAGAAGTCAAAAGAATCGTCAGCGAGGCGGTCGAGGGCCTGCGCGAGGCGCTTCCAAAGGCGGAAGACATCGTCGCCCAGGTGCGCGAGACCCTGGACAACGCCAACAAGCCCCAGCTGCGGGTCGATCCCGAGACCCTGCTCGACCTCACCGGGCGCGCCGCGGCCATCAGCCTGGAGTGCAAGAGCCAGGTGATGGATATGGCCCTGGCCGGCAAGACCGAGCAGGAGATGCTGCGCGCCATCGCCGACGCGGCCCTGGGCAACCACGACGCCGGCGACCACGGCGACGGGCAGAACGCCGGCCGAGGCGTCCCTCCGGCGCAGCCCAAGCTCAGCGAGATCGACGACGACGTGCTGGCCCGTTCCCTCAAGAACCCCATCGACGCCGGGTATTGATCAGCCGCGGCGGATAAAAGGAGATCGTCATCATGGCAGACAACAAAGCCCCCTGGCTGAAGAACTTGGACGGCGCCATCGAGCCCCTGGTCATGCCGGGCAAAGTCCAGGTCGGCAGCACCCAGACCATCAAGCGCGGCGAGCTCTGCGTCTACAACGAGACCAGCGGCTACTTCGAGCCCCTGGACGCCGTGGCCGATGCCAAGTACTCGCTGGCCATCTCCGCCGAGGAGCAGAAGAGCGACGACGCCGAGCGCTACATGGCCTTCTACATGCCGCGCGAGGGCGACGTGTTCGAGTTCGCGCTCAGCGCTGCGGCCCGGGTGGCCCTGGGCGACGCCCTGATCCCGGTGGCCTCCCAGAGCCAGCAACTCGCCCGCGACGTGGATGGCACCATCATCGCCGTCTCCGTGGGCACGGACAACATCCCGGATACCGGCACCACCCTGACCAGCAAGAGCTACGTCCAGGCGGTGATCCATCCGGAGTATAGCTACTACTACAAGAACGTCCTGCAGCGCAGCCTCAAGAAGGTGATCCACGCCACCGCGGCCCTCACCCTCAAGCTGGAGGACTGCGGCGCCGTCGTCACCAACAAGGGCGCCAGCGGATCGGTGACCCTCACCGCCCCCAACGCCGTGGTGCCGGTGGGTTGGCACGTCTTCATGGCGGTGATGGCCGACCAGGCCTTCGTTTTCGACCCCAAGCCGGATACGGCCAAGGTGTACATCGCCGGCGCGGCCCAGACGGCCGGCAAGTACATCTCGATGACCGACATCGGCGATTACGCCATGCTGCTCTGGGACGGCACGGACTGGCTGGCGATCAACTCGATCAGCGGCGCTGATGCCGACATTACCGTCGAGATCTGATGCCTGACGCGTGGGCCGGCCTGAGCCCGGCCTCCGCGTCGACCTACAAGCAACCTGCGTAGGGGCCACCCCTACAGAGCAAAAAGGAGCCTGAAAAAATGAAAGCAAGATTCGCAAGCCCGATCATCACCGGCGGCCCCGGGCTTTCCATCGGCGCCCTGCGCGACATGGCCAAGAGCGAGCCGGCGGCCTTCGCCCCCAAGGTCCAGGGCCTGATCGACGCCGGCAAGCTGGGCCTCTCCGACCTGCGCGACCTGCGCAGCCTCTACCGCGGCCTGGCAGACGTGGAGGTGCCGGTGACCGCCATGGTCCACGGCATGCAGCGCACCATCACCAGCCAGGCCTTCCCCGTGCTGGTGGGCACCACGGTGGTGGGCGCCATCAACCAGGCCTACGACGCGGTGGAGACCATCGGTCAGAACCTGGTCAGCGAGATGGACGACGACAAGAAGGTTACCACCTTGGCCCAGGTGGAGACCCTGGACAACGACGTGGAGCGGGTGCGCGAGACGGAGGACTTCCCCGAGATCGGCGCCGGCGAGAGCACCGTCGAAATCCGTCACCGAAAGAACGGCCGCAAGCTGTCGATCAGCGTCGAGGCGATCCTGGAGAACAACCTGGGCGACATCGTCAACCGGGTCAACAAGCTGGGCGAGATCGCCGCGGAGTGGATCGAAGAGCTGACCCTGGCCCGGGTGACCGATCACTACGGCAGCGCCGCCAGCGGCAGCGAGCCCTACGTCTATCGTCCCGAGGGGACCGGCACGGCGCTGTATTCGGCCACCGCCAACACCCCGGGAACCCGCGCGCCTTCCGGCACGCGCAAGGAGAGCAATGCCTTCGCCGACTACACCGACCTGGAAGCGGCCCGGCAGCTGCTCGCCACGATGAAGAACGAGCGCGGCCGTCGCATCGCGGTGCCGCGCTCCCAGATCGCGCTGCTGGTGCCCGACGCGCTCATCGACAAGGTGGCCCGGGTGCTCAACAGCGAGATGACCCCGGGCGTGGAGAACGAGGTGTCGAGCTGGGGCCCGCGGGGCATGTTCCATGTGCCCATCGAGCGCGTCTACTCCAGCCCCAAGCTGGACGACCTGTCCGCCAGCGCCTGGTACTACGGTGCCTTCCGGCGCCAGTTCGTGCGCAAGTGGAAGATGCGCTACGAGATCGTGACCCTCGGCATGGACACCCAGGCCTACCTCAACAGCCAGATCGCCTTCCAGGCGCGCATCGCCTGGGACTGCGAGGTGGGTGCCACGGACTACGTGTACGTGGTTCAGAACCTCAGCGGCACCACTGCCCCGGCCGACGAGTAATCCGGCATGTTCCCGTCGTAGGGGCGGCCGGCCGGTCGCCCCTACGCGCCCAACGGAGGATTCCGACATGCGCAAATACCTGCTCATCCTATGTGCCCTGGCGCTCATCGCCGGGCCGGCTGCCGCCGAGACGGTCAACGTGCACCCCTATGGCACGGCAACGCCCAAGATCTACGATTTTTCCGTCGGCGCCATCGGCAGCTATTACCTGGATATTCCGACCCTCAGCGCCAACGATACCATATGCGGCCTGGCCGCGACCCAGACGCTGACCAACAAGACGCTGACCAGCCCGACGGTGACAACGCCGACAATCACCAGCCCGACGATTACCGGCAGCGCCGCCGGCGCCGTGCCCATCGTGGTGCAGCAGGGATACACGCAGTTCAGCCATTCAGAGGCGACCACGGTAGACGTCACTGGTGCGGCCCTAACCCTAGCCGACGGTTATTTCACCGAGGGCAAGACCTATCACATCAAGGCCGGCGGCACCGTGACGGGCATCAACGGCGCCGTCACCGTGGCCCTGTACCTTGAGGACGGCGCGGTGTGCACCATGACCACCGGGTCGGCGGCGGCCGGCGACTGGATGGCAGAGTTCACCATCACCTCTACCGGGGCCGCCACCCAGCGCATCGTGGGTCACCTGATCGCAGGCGGTGGAACGGACATCGTCAGTGACTACGCCGCGGACACCACCAACTCGGCCACCGCCGGCACCATCCCGCTGAAGCTGCAGGTGGGACTTGCCAATGCGGCCGACACCATCACCTGCGAGTACTGGTCCATCGAGCACTGGACCCTGACGGATTGATTACGCATGCCGCTCTCCGATCTCATCTCCGATTGCCTGGCGCTGGCCTATGACACGGACTACGGCGCCGAGGCGGCCGTGCACGAGGCCGCGGCCACGGGCACCGATACCGCCTGCACCGTGGTGCGTGACGAAAGCGAGGGGGACGAGTACCGCGGCGGGGATACCTTCGGTACGCCGGCCCGGATCCGGGTGCGCACCGCCGAGGTGACCGCCGTTGCGACGGCCGACACCATCACCATCGGCTCGGAGGTCTATGAGGTGCTGTGGGCGCGCAAGAGCGCGGATGGGACCGAGTGGATCTGCGAGTGCAGCTTGAGATGATCGGACTGAGCCCGGTTGCCGCCGGGCCCAGCCCTGGCCGGACCGCGACAGGCGAACGAAGGACGCGGCCGGTTGACACGACTCCATAGCACAGGGCGCGGAGATTGCCAAATGACCGACATGGAGAAGCGGTTGGATACCATCGAGAAGAAACTCGACGGGATCAGCTCGACGCTTTCGCAGATCGCCATCCAGAGAGACAGGATCGAGCGGCTGGAGCAACGGATGCACGCCATCTGGGAGAGATACGATGCGCTGGTGGGGCCGGAAGGAGCGTTGTCTAAGCTGGGCAACTTCCAGGCGAGCTGTCCGCGCGGGCAGATCCGGTGGGTGTGGATGACCCTGGTGCCGCTGATCTTCACCCAGCTCGGCATCGGGCTGGCGCTGTTGAGGTGCCTGTGATGCAGCATCGCTTCGACCAGGCCATGGCCTTCGTGGAGCAATGGGAGGGCGGGTTCGTCAACGATCCGCGCGACCCGGGCGGCGCGACCAAGTACGGCATATCGCTGCGGTTCCTGAGATCCCTGGCCCCAGAGCTGGGGGACGTGGACGGTGATGGCGACGTGGATGCCGACGACGTGCTGGCACTGACGCCGGACAAGGCGCGCGACCTTTACCGGGAGCATTTCTGGGAGCCGTTGCAGCTTTCCATCGTTCCGGTGGCGGCATCCATGCTGCTGTTCGACACCGCTGTCAACATGGGAAGGTTGCGGGCTGTGCGGATCTGTCAGGAGACGCTGCGAACCTTCTGCCACCAGGTGGCCGTAGACGGCATCATAGGGCCTCAGACCCAGACGGCCCTGCGCCAGGTGTGCATGTACCACCCCGACGGCTTGGCGGACCGCTTCTGCCTGCATCGTTTGGATCACTATTCGGGAATAGTCGAGGCCAACGATGACCTGGCGCGATACATGCGCGGCTGGGTCAACCGGACCGTGGCGCTTGCCAAGACGGCGCGCAAGGAGGTGTGGTGATGGGCAATATCATCATCGGCAAATTGCTCCGGTTTGTCGGACGTCGTTTGGACGGCTACAAGACGACCATCGGAGGCGTGGGGATGATCCTTTCCGGATTGGCGGGATTGATCGGCTACATGTTTCCCGATCAACCGGATTTGCCACACATGGACATCGAGCAGGCCCTATTGACCATCAGCGGCGGCTTTGCGGTGCTTGGGTTGGGCGGCAAAGCTGAAAAGGTGAAGGCCGCCGTTTCCGGAAACACTCCGACCAGAGGTGGCGACCATTGAAACTGCATGACCGCTGGGAAATCGACCCTGTGCGCGAAAAAAAACCGTTTCGCGTCGGGATCACTATTCCGCTTGAAAGATCATGGTGGCGCCGGCAGCTGCAGAAGATGCGTGCCCGCGCTTGTTTGTGGGAGCGGCTTTCAGCCGCGATCGGTGGCCGAAAAGGTCTATGAGGAGACAAGCAAATGGAGAAGATCTTGATGGCATTGGCGTTGATTCCAAAGGTGATCGAGCTGGTTATGGCGGTGGAGAACATCGTGCCCGTCAGCGGAGCCGGCAAGGAGAAATTGGCGCTGATCAAAGAGTTCGTAATAGCCGCCTATGACGGCGCCCTGGAAATTTGGCCGATCATCGAGCGGGCCGTCAACGCCACCGTGGCGTTCTGCAACGCGCTGGGCATCTTCAAAACCAGCAAGCCGGCTGCCTGATGGACCCCTGCGACGAAGCCAGCCGGTTGAGTGAGCAGCACCTGGCCGCCTGCCTGGCCCGGCGCAGCAGCGCCGCCCTGATGGTCCGGGCGGACGGGCGCTGTGTGTGCTGCGGGAGGCGCATCCCGGAGGCCCGGCGGCTAACCGGGGCGGCAACCTGCATCAAGTGCCAAATCCAGATCGAGAGCGGGGAGCTGTGAAGATCATTATCAAGGACGACCTCAAGCGCCTGCGGCGCGAACTGACCGCCACGGCGCAGCACATCGAGCGGGCCAACCGCTCGGCCCTGGCCTCGGTGGGCAACGTCCTGCGCCTGGCCCTGGCGCGCTATATCCGCATGGGCGGAGAGGGGTGGCCGCGACGGCACTGGCTCTCGCGCTATATGACCGTGACCGACGAGCGGGAGGCGATCTTCCGCCGCAGGGCCGGCACGGATCGTCCCTACCTTTGGCTGGCGCGATTCGCCCGCTACCGCGTGGAGGACGCCGCCGGGCAGTCCGTTTACGGCTACGGCGGTGCCGGACGGGCCGCGGCCCGGGTGCGTGCCGGTTTCGGCAAGAGCAACCGCCTGCGGGGCGCCGCCGCGGCCGTCGGCAACTGGAACCGCACCCGGGCGGCCACCACCGCCGGCGGGGACCGCACTTTCGACGCCTTCCTGGAAAGCGTGGTGCACCAGGCAGAGCATGGCGAGCGGGTGCGGGTGACGGACAAGATGCGGCGGCACATCGGCGGCCTGATGCGCGCGGAGCGCGGCAAAAAGGCCTGGACCTTCAAAAAGTCGACGCACACGGTCTACATCCCGCGCCGGCCGATCCTCTCCCCGGTGTACCGCAAG